TAGCGTTAAAAGAGCAAGTTGCCAGCGCTAGAGCCCATTTAGACGGGCAAAAGTCTAAATACTATGAAGAAATTAAAGCTGGTTCAAAACTTACGTCTGAACAACAAAAAGCTGTAGATTTCTTTAATAGATACAACAAAGAATCAGAGGAAAATAAAAAAACAACAGAAAAACAAACTAGAACTTTTTTAAACAAAACAGGTAAATTATTTGATAATAAATTTAAAGGTTTTGAATATAATGTTGGAGATAAAAAGTTTAGATTTAATGTTAAAGATGCTGATAAAGTAAAAGAAACTCAAAGTGATATTAATAATTTTATCAAAAAGTTTTTGAATGAAAATAATGAAATGTCAGATGCTGCGGGTTACCATAAAGGACTTTATACGGCAATGAACGCTGATGCTGTTGCTAAACACTTTTATGAACAAGGAAAAGCTGATGCTATGAAAAGTAGTGTTGCTAAAGCTAAAAACGTAGATATGAATCCAAGACAAGCTCATGGTGAAGTTAACGCTGGCGGCATGAAGTTTAAAGTATTAGGTAACAATTCTTCTGATTTTAAGTTTAAAATTAAAAACAATAAATAACAATTTAAAATTACAAAATTATGGCAATTACAAGTACGCCTGGATCTGGCGATATTACACCAGCTCCACAAGCGCAAACGCTATCTACAAATTATGTAGATTTTACGTCCACTTCAACTGAAGGTTGGGCACAACAATACCTTCCTGAGTTAATGGAAAAAGAAGCTGAGATTTTTGGACCTAGAACAATTTCTGGTTTCCTTTCTCAAGTAGGTGCAGAAGAAGCAATGACTTCTGATCGAGTTATATGGTCTGAGCAATCAAGATTACATATAACTTTAAAAGGTACTATTGATTTAGATGGTAACGTATCTTCCACTGGTGCAAAAGGTAAGTTTACAAGTGTTACAGACGTTGATGGTAACGCAATAACAACTACTCATGGTGTTCGTAACCACGATCTTTGTTTACTTTCAACTCCAGGTAAAGTATCTAGAGTTTTAGTTGTAGCTGTTGATGGTGCTGATATTGGTCTTAGAGCTTATGACGAAGATGTTTTAACTGGTCACTCTGAAACTGCTAGCGCAGCAACTTTATTAGTTATTGGTTCTGAATTTAAGAAAGGTGATAACTATGATGGTTCAACTACAAGAGGTGCTAACGAGCCTGACTTTAAGACTTTTACTAACAAACCAATTATCATGAAAGATTACTACGAAGTATCTGGATCTGATGCTGGTAGAATTGGTTGGATAGAAGTTTCTTCTGAAGGTGGTGCTTCTGGGTACTTATGGTACTTAAAAGCTGAAGCTGACACAAGAGCTCGTTTTACTGATTACTTAGAAATGGCAATGCTTGAGTCTATTCCAGGTTCTAATTCAACTAATGTTGATGGTGAACTAGGTTTATCTCCAGAAGGCGATGCTGGTACTGAAGGTTTATTCTATGCTATTGAGCAAAGAGGTAACGTTACTACTGGTGTTACTGGTGTTAATGCTGCTACTGATTTAGCTGAGTTTGATGCTATTTTAGCTGAGTTTGATAAGCAAGGTGCTATTGAGGAAAACATGATGTTTGTTAATAGATCAACTAGTTTAGCTGTTGATGATATGTTAGCTTCAATGAACTCTTACGGGGCTGGTGGTACATCTTACGGTGTATTTAACAACTCTGAAGATATGGCGCTAAACTTAGGATTTACTGGTTTCAGAAGAGGTTCTTATGACTTCTATAAGTCTGACTTCAGATACTTAAATGACAAAGCTACTAGAGGTAGTATAAATACTATTGCTGGTGCTAACGCAATTAGAGGGGTTATGATTCCTGCTGG